TGAGCGTAGAAGAAAAGTATTGCCCTAGCGTGGGAAAATGAGTCATCGACCGGGGGACTTTTAATAAACGCGCGCCGTGTATGTAACTATCACCCCAATGATTTTTTCTAAATAAATGGGGGCAGCTACAAAAATTCTTTTTTATGAAGTAGGCGTAAAATAATGACTTTATGTATTGTGACTAAGATCACACACCTCAAGGCGGGACAAAAGGCAAATTTCCCACCTTATACAATATAGAGGGGTTTGTGAGGCGCAGTGGCAAACCCCGACAGTACGGACGCTTCCAGCGTCCTTCCGATGGCCGAAGGTTCTACCGAAGGCCAGCGCTCCGGGCGTAGCCCTTCGCTTTAAGGGTTGGCGGCGTTACACGCCACCCATAGGTTATTTCCCAATGGGAACCATAGGCACCGCCCCAAGGGCGGCGCAGAATTTAAGGTGGGTGAATTGTATGGCTAAGCCATCGGCTAATAAATACAAGATCGCACCAGATAGCAAAGTGCCTGCTCCGCAGGCCAAGCAAACGATCTTAGAAATGATCACCAAAGGCTATTCCATCGCGGACGCAGTCCGCGCGACTGGAAAGTCAATTAAGTCCTACGAGTATTATCGCGCCTCTGACGCTCAGTTTAAAGAGGCGGTGGACTTAGCTCGGGCAGTCCAGCGCCGAGATGGGGTTATCAGCGAAGAGGATGCTTCGATCAGCTTCGAGGATTTTCGAGCCAAGTACCTCAACTCCAAGACCTTTGATCATCAACGTAACATTATTTCAATGCTCGAAGAGGGTAAGCCTGCTTGGATTCACCCAAGCATGCGGTACGAAGAGGGCTTTCCAAATTACGTGCTGGTGAACATGCCACCGGAACATGCCAAGTCCATGACGGTCAGCATTGACTACATCACCTATCGGATCTGTATCGATCCGAACATCCGTATCAAGATCGTGTCTAAGACCTTGACCATGGCAAAGGACTTTCTTTACGCGGTGAAGCAGCGGCTTACTCAGCCCGCTTACGCGGAACTTCAGCGGCGTTATGCCCCAGCGGATGGCTACAAAGAAGCATCGGACAAGTGGACGCAGGATGCGATCTACCTTGAACGCGACTCGGGCGAAAAAGACCCTACCCTGCAAGCCTTGGGTATCGGCGGGCAGATTTACGGTGCTCGCGCAGACTTGATCGTTCTTGATGACTGCGTGACCTTGTCCAACTCAAATGAGTACGAGAAGCAGATCCGATGGATCCAGCAGGAAGTGCTTACCCGTGTCGGTCCAACGGGAAAGATTTTAGTTGTTGGCACCCGCGTAGATCCTATTGATCTATATCGCGAGATGCGTAACCCTGATCGCTACCCAGATGGCAAGTCCCCTTGGACATATCTGGCTATGCCAGCGGTTCTTGACTTTGCCGATGATCCAAAGGACTGGAAAACCCTCTGGCCCCGCTCAGACAAGCCTTGGCTTGGAGATGACGCGAATATAGGCGAGGACGGATTGTACCCACGCTGGGACGGTCCTAACCTTCGTAAGCGCCGCGGTGTGCTTGACCCAAAGACATGGGCGATGGTTTATCAACAGCAGGATGTGGACAGCGAGGCTGTCTTCGCACCCGAGGCTGTTCGCGGTTCGGTATCAGGCATGAGAGCCATTGGCCCTCTTAGCCCCGGCTCTCCCGGTCATCCAAAGACCTTGGGTGGCAATTACACCATCTGCTCAATGGACCCAGCCATGTCGGGCGATACGTTCTCGATTGCCTATGCTGGCGATATTACAACTCAAAAGCGTTATGTCCTAGAGGCAAGCCGTATGCCCGCTCCTACGCCACAGCGTATTCGCGAGCTGATCTTTGAGTGGACTGAAAAGTACAAGCCATCAGTTTGGGTTATTGAGAAGAACGCATTTCAGTTGTTCTTGACAATGGACGAAGAGATTAACCGTTACCTTGCTTCACGCGGTATTCGCTTGGTTCAGCACTATACCGGTGCCAACAAGATGGATGCAGAATTTGGCGTAGCCTCAATGGCTCCGCTATTTGGAACAATTGACAAGCTCGGCAGCCACATGGGTAACAACCTTATTGACTTGCCACGCAGCGACAATGAAGGCGTTAAGTCGCTCATCGAGCAATTGATCACTTGGTCCGCTGGTACCAAAAATAAGCAGGATGGTTGCATGGCGCTCTGGTTTGCAGAAACTCAGATGCGCGATTACATCAACCAGTCAGGAGCCTATGGCGGCTCNTTTATTAAAAACCCATTCCAAACACGCGATCAANTATCGCGTCGTAGGGTTATCAACATTGAAGACTATCAACGCGAAAAAGAAAAATTAGCGGCTAACGGGGGTTACCTATAGTGCTTGAGATTGATGTAATTTCGGACAAGCTCCGAAAGTTACGTGCGCACTACTTCACACGTGATTCACGTTATGACGATCTATTGGCGATCCGTCAGGGCAAGATCGATCAGGTCTTCCCGGGTATGTTCTCAGAGGACTATCCAAAGCCTATGATCGCAAACTTTATCGACGTTGCTGCACGTGACGTTGCCGAAGTTATCGCCCCGCTTCCTGCTTTCAATTGCATGACCACCAACACCACATCAGACCTTTCTCGCAAGCGGGCTGATAAGCGCACCATGATTGCTGCTGGTTATCGCGACACAGCCAACTTGCAGACCATGATGTACACCGGTGCTGATCGCTACCTCACCTTTGGCTGGCTCCCATTCCTCATTGAAGCGGATTACGAGAACAAGCGCCCAATGATCCGCATCGATTCTCCTATCGGTGCATACCCAGAGTTTGACAGATTCAACCGCCTTGTTTCATATTCAAAGCGTTACGTCAAGACTGTACGCGAATTGATCAATGACTTTCCTGAGCATGAAAATGTTATCCGCGGTCAGTTTGAGAACCGCAACTCTGAGCGCATCCTTGAGATGTATCGCTATCAGGATAAAGAACAACTAGTCTTATTCTTGCCTGAGCGCAACAACTTTGTCCTTTCACGTGTAATGAACGAGCTTGGCGAAATTCCAGTAGCCATTGCCCTTCGTCCCGGCGTTGACTCAGATGAGCATCAGCGTGGTCAGTTTGATGACATTATGTGGGTACAGGTTGCTCGCTCACGCTTTGCTTCTCTTGCCCTTGAGGCAGCACAGAAGGCAGTGCAGGCACCATTTGCTTTGCCATCAGATGTTAACGTTCTTGAGATTGGTCCAGATGCGACTATTCGCTCTGCTAATCCACAGCAGATCCGTCGTGTCGATCTTAACGTTCCACCGGGAATTTTCCAAGAGAATGAAATTCTCGATCAGGAAATGCGTACTGGCTCACGTTATCCAGAAGGCCGACTTGGTCAGCAGTCTGGTTCTATCGTCACTGGTCGTGGCGTTGAAGCGCTCATGGGTGGCTTTGATACACAGGTCAAGACAGCACAAGGCGTATTCGCAGAAACATTTAAAGAAGTTATACGTCTATGCTTTAAGATGGACGAGAAACTCTTTGGCGATGTAACCAAAGAAGTACGCGGCATTAATGCTGGTGCTCCATATCAGATCACATACAAGCCAGCAGATGACATTCGTGGAGATTACTCTTGCGATGTTACCTACGGCATGATGGCTGGTCTTGATCCAAACCGCGCATTGGTATTCGGATTACAGGCACGTGGCGATAAGTTAATCTCACGCGACTTTCTCCGCCGTCAAATGCCTTGGGAACTTAACGTTACCCAAGAAGAAGAACGTGTTGAAGTTGAAGAATTACGCGACAGCCTTATGGCTGCCGTTGCTTCGTATGCAAACGCATTACCGCAAATCGCAATGCAAGGCGGTGACCCATCTAAGGTCATCAACGCCATTGCTCAGGTGATTCAAGGCCGTCAAAAAGGCGATCCTATTGAAGAGATTGTCATGCAAGCATTTGCTCCTGCACCAGCACCACAGGCACCAGAACAGCCTGCTGCACCGGGAGCAGAGCAAGGACAGCCAACACCCGGAGCACAGCCGGGGCAACCACCAATGGCACAAGGCGCGCCGCAAGGCCAAGGTGGCAATGCTTTGCAAAGCCTGTTAGCAGGCCTTTCGTCTTCTGGTAACCCGCAGTTAGCTGCATCGGTTAGCAGACGCTCACCCGCCTAACGTTACGAGTGAGAAAACCAATTCCCTATAGGAGATAAAAAATGGCAGTATTCAAATCAAATCTACAGTCACCACCAGTTAAGGTGGCAATGCAGGGTGGAATGGGATCATCTGAGGCTACAACTCAGAAGACCGGCATCCAAGATGCACCATCAGCAAAGTCAACTGGCAAGTCAGACATTAAGTTCACAGTCCAGCCATCTGGCACACGCGGCTCTGGCACAACTGCTGGAAAGCCACGCGCTTAATCAATGTATGACGAAGAGAGCGATAACGCCAATCAGGTGTTATCCGTCTGGGATGTTGTCGCTCTCTTTGCACATTTGTTAAAAGATTTATTTGTAAGTTTTGCAAAGTTTTTTGATGTATTGAGCAATATGTTTCTACATCAAGCAAATGTCGCGGAAGAGCAAAAACTCTTTCACGATGATGTTGTCCGAACCATTGAAACAATTATAGAGGGTGAGTGATTATGGCAGGCAAAGGCGGCTATCAAGCTCCAGCACGTCCCGCTGTTCAATCAGGCCCCGGGGCTTTAAGCCAACGCACCGATGGCGGACCTGCATCAAAGCAAGCAATGCGTTACATCTCTGGCATGCCTAATTACGGCGATGGTCAGGACATGATGCAGATCCAAGGCGGCGCTCCTATGGCCGCTACGCCTTCTCCTGCTGCACAAACAGCGCAGGGTGGGCAACAGCAAGGTGGCATGGCTGTACCGCCAGAAGGTTTTATTGGAGCGCATCAACCAAGCGCTGCCGATAATGCTTTGGCACCAGTTGCCACGCAACAACAGCAGGCTAATAATGGTATTCAGAGTGCGCTATTTTTGCTAAACTCTTTGGGTGATAATGCTTCACAGCAGGTTAAGTCCATTCGCAATGTACTTGCCGCCCACCTAATGAATCAGTCACAAGCAGGAACAGCACCTACTGCACCATCACCAGCGGCTCAGCCAATGGCGGGTGGACAGTAGCCTATGGCAGATACATTTAAGCCAGCACCTTCGCCAACATATACGCCATCACCAGAAGCAAGCACACTCGCTGCCAATCTTGATGCTATTGGCAAGGCTGGCCACACTAATCTTAACCCTCTTGCGCAGAC